CACCAGTATCGGCAGTGATAACTTCAAGCACCCCGCCAGTAACGATAGCGTTGCCAGGCAAATCAATTGCCTCGTAAACAGCTACGGCGGGTATGTTCGTAAAGTTAAGGTCGATAACTGCAACCAAGGGCCACTGACGACCGAGATCTTTAGTAATAGCCATTATCGGTCTCCTTTAGTCTGCAACATAGCAGGTAATAACGCCGTGATCCTGAACGGTGTTGCCTGCATATTGGCTGTTAAACTGAGGCTTCAGGAAGCCCAGCATTTTACCAACTGAAACAGCTGGCTGGTTATCGAAATCGAATTCTTTCTCGACCCAATATGGATTGCCGATGTCAGCAAAGGCAAGAGCCTGAGCACCACACATCAGAATCGCAGAACCCGGAACTGCACCGCTACCCCAAGTGGAACTATGCGGTACATGGCGGAACTCATGGATTACCAATCCGTCTACGTTGACAGAACCACCACCAAACAACTTAGCATTGGTACCGGCAGCAGTCGAGTGACGCAGGTTCAGCATGTAGTCGTTGTCCATCTTCAGATTAGCCATACAAGTTGGCGTTACGAATACATGGAACATTTCATCGAGTCCGCCTTCAGGACGTAGACCACGAACATACTGGTTTTTGGCCAGTTCGCGCATACGTACCAGGGTTTCCCAAGTGATTGTGTCATCTGCAATTATATCCGTGGTTGCGCCACCGACGACTAAGCCAGTAGTAGCATCCCACTGTGCCCGGCGAAGAGCTGTTGGAGCTACAACATCTGCTGCAAATTCCAGATACGGCAAGTCGGAACCAACACGAGTTTCGCCATTTGGCTTCAAGGTGTAAGCAAATCCACCCATGGTTAGAAATGCCATTTGGTCAATACGATCTGCCAGCCAGTAAGCAAGCTTATCGCGGCTATTGCCACGAAACTCGACGACTGTCTTCTGATCGGCCATGCGACCCTTGTTCCTGTTAGCGTGACGAAGCTGATCAATCCTGATGACCTGGTCATAGGACTTCATCGCTTCCTCATTGCCTTCCAAGGTCCGATCGCCCGCGGTGCCATCACCTTCCAGATCGGAAAGCAAAGTAATTACAGCGCGTGCGCCTTTTTCTGTCTTTTTCAGTTCGGTGATGCGTTGAATCATCGCATTCGGGCCGGTGCCCGTGAACTGATTCATAAATGAGTGATTGCGGGCCTGCTTCCACATATCCATCGACCAGATGGTTTTAGCTTCGTCAGTCAACGCCGCAAAGTTTGTATAGGCCATGCCAAATACTCCTTGTGCAAATTAAGCTGATGGTATGCTGGGTATCGCCCCAACGAAGCGGCTGCAAATGTGGGCCTTTAGCTTGCCTCGCCAACTGTCGTATGGCGATCTCGGACTCTGATATTAAACTAAAAAAACTAGCCCCGCAAGCGGGGCTTAGTGTTTAGTCTTGAAGTTCGTCTTTGACAACTCGTTCGACTTGTCTTGCATAGGCAGTAAGGACTTTCTGTTGCAGCTTCGACATCTTCTCATTCTTACCAGTTTGCGCATGGATTACTCCAGGATCGCGCATTCCTTCAACGAGATCGGTAAGACGTTTTCTGGCTTTCTCTAGATTTGGCATTTCAAGCTCCTTTTAGTGGATCATCTATGATAATAAGACTAGCGTTTTTGCCCTGTAATTGGGAACCTAAGAGCATCGACGCAGCCATCGTTTTTCCGTAACGTGGCGGAACGTTCAAAATCCTTCGCCCAGTCGATGCCGAACCACCAGACTTTTTTACGGCTTTCTTTTCATCCCTGTTGTGCATAGCATGTTCAACGGCTGCTTCCTTTGCCCGGGCGCGAATCTGATCCCACTCTTCCTGCGAAGGCGGAGACTCGGGCAAGGTAGCAGAGCACATGTCAACCAGAAAGTCGCGAAGACAGTCGAAGTCCTGTTCCTTGATAGAAGGTTCAGGCGAGATATCTTGCCAGACCTGTTTGTCTAATCGTTTGCCAGTATGTTGCGCTAATTGCGTTGTTGCAAATTCTTTAAAACCTTCTCCAGTAAACATTAGTGCACCTTCAGCGTATCGTCACGAAGTTCAGCTTTCTGTACTTCGGTCAGTTTGTCGAACTGTGCCTGGGACATCTTCAGCGGACTTGGTAGTCCGTCATCGCGGCCAGCCTTGTCAGAATTACGACCTACGCCATCGAGATTGGTAGGCGTTTTGTTGACAGTATCAAGCGCTTTCTTTTGCGCATTGAGCTTGCGCTCCAGCTTCACTTTTTCAGACTTATTATCTTCGCTGACAGGCTTTTCGGCCTTGTTACCGAGAACATAGTGAACAGCTTTATTCAGAGACGCGACCAGGCTCATACCTTTTGCTTCAAAGGCGCCCATAAGCATATCGATCTCGTCTGAAACGTCTTTACTGAAGTCAACAGCATCTGGATTCATAACCGGGAATTTAGCCTCGAAAGCTGCAAGTTGCGCATCATAGCGAACCTGTTCCACAGCAGCTTTGCCCATGGCGGTGCTTTTTTCCGCGATACGCTGGTCGATCAACGCATTGCGCTTGGCGTTTAGTGTCTTGCGTATGGCCTTGGCTTCAGCAACTTCGCCTTCGAGTAAGTGGGTATCGACCTTGTCTTCCAGCTCTTCGATTTCCGCTTCGAGCATGTCGACTGTAATAACATCTTTCTTGGTCGCATTTTCGAGCGCAGCGATACGTGCCTTTAGAGCATCGTTTTCTGCTTTAGCAGCTTTTCGGGCGTCGTCGAAACGCGCTTTGGGAACTTGTAAGTCCTCGTCTACGGGAGCACCTGGCTCGTCTTCTTCCTCTTCGAGGACTTCCTCTTCGAGGACTTCCTCATCTTCCTCTTCTACGACATCACCACGGGCGATAGCTGCAAGGCGTTCTTCTTCAGCAGGAGATACTTCTTTCTCATCTTTCATTTGGATTTCCTCGGCTCAGTTTTAGTCTTAGCAACAGCAGTTTTTTGCTGCGCTATTTTTGCCATCTCCAGACGTTCTTTGGACGCCAGTTCGGCATAACCCAGTTTTATCTTTTCATCGATCTCGTATTTAGACTTGGCAAGATCGGCTTTCACTCTCAGTTGCGTTTCAGGGTCGATCGGCATATTAAGCTCTTGCTGACCTTTTGCTGCGTTAATCATCTTAACTCTGGTATCCGCATTGTTCCTGGCGGCATCTGATTCCTTAACACGAACATCTGCCATACGATCTGCCTGTTCGATCTGTTTGTTTTGCTGCGCTTCGGGGCTGTTTTGCTCGTCTTCGATGGCCTGGATAATTTCTGCCTTGTTCGTGAGACGACTTGTCTTGATCAAAACAGAATCAGGTATTGGGATATTCAGCTCCTTACGCATCTCCACCCCTTGGGCGAATGTGCTATCTTCAAGTGTATCCCTTTCAGGTTGATTTGTCACGACAATGGCGTATTCACCAAGCGTTAAATCATTGATAATTTTACCTTCCGGAGAGACTTCATTTATCAGCATGGGTTCTGATTTTTTACGCAGCGGATCAGTCGTAATAAAGATGAGTCGCTCTTCAGAATAATACGTTTGCACCAAGTCCAATAGCACCTTGGCGAGGTAGTGGTCAGAGCGGTTCAGGTTATCCTGAACAACCGCGAAATTAGCACTGGCTTTTACCTGGTTCGCTTTCAGTGCTTTAGCTGATACATCTTCCCGTGCGAAACCGGTATTGGCATCAGGCTGCCCGGATATCGTCTTGATGTGCTCTTCGGCCTTATAGGAAATACGCTCCAGACCAGTCGGCACTTGGTTCGGTGTTATTTTCTTAACATCATCGACTTCATCGACTTCCAAAACGAGGCCGGTCATAGCGCCTCGTTCTTCGAGTTCAGCCATGGTCATGTTATGCAGGGAGCCTGTCTTGACAATCCAGCCTGAATTTGCAGTTGTGTTTACAACATGAAGCTCCTGAGAGCTCACTTTGTTAACCAGCATTTGGGGGTCTAACAGGTTCTCAACGACTCCGATCGTAGTACCACGACGGAAGTACGGGAAGAAAGGTATAACGGTGAAGTGCTTGTACGGACTCCAGTCGTCATGCAGAACTTCCATACCCGCACAGACAGTCCACCGGATACGCGGAGCAATGCGCTTGATCGTTCCGTATTCTTGGTTTATATCAAGAAACTGGTTTAGCTCTTCCGGTGTCCAGTCGTCAGGTATATCACGTATATCACCAGTAGTCAGGTTAACCAGGCATTCGCGCTTATCCAGTTTCTTCCATTGGCGTTCCAAAATACGCACAACCCGCATAACCGGCTGTTGGCCGGCATCGAGATAGTTGATAGCGTTGCTGGATGTTCCAAAAGAATCCTGATCGAAGTCCTGGCTATCGTACTCGTACATCGACATGTCAGAAGCAGAACCTTCTAGCTTCTTGCGCCATTTCTTCCCGTAGGCTATCTCGATGTCATCGAGTGTCAGCCACTTGGTGATAAGAACGTCGTTCCAGTCTTTCGGATCGTAGGTATCCGCGTCAGAATCGATCAGTACGTTTTTAGGGTTCAGCTGTCTAACCTGTGCTTCGCCCACCAGAGAATCAGAAAAACCAAGCCTGGCATCGTAGAAGCCGCGGCTGCCAATAAGCCCATCCATGTAAACATCGGTACGCGTCCACGACAACTGGTTGTTATCACCAATCTGCATGAACACGCGGGTAAGTGCTTCAGCTGTTTCCTCGGTGGCTCCAGCCCGGGACGGCCGGAAACTGATTTCCGTACGGTTGAAAATCTGTTCGCCAGTAATACTGGCGATTACAGCGAGGATCTTGTTGATAGTCAGCGCAGGGCGTTTCTCATGGTTCAGCGTCGCTTTGTCTTCCGGGTCCCACTGATCCCCTGCGAAATACTTGTCGCACTGGGTAAACTTTTTAACGAACTTAAGATGACCATTATCACGCAGATACTGATATCTCCACCAGGTTTCTAGCGCAAGCTGCTGATTATTCGCCATGTTGTAGTCTACCTGTTAGAAGCGCCCCCATTATAGGGGCGCTATGGTTTACGCTGATGCAACTCCCACAAGCTGGATACGGAACTTACCAGCGGTGTACGCAGCTGCGCTACCAGTACCGGCAGATAGATATAGATAGTAAGCGGTTGTAGGCAAAGCAGTAAGCGCCTTCGCCAGACCTAATGTCCATGTACCGGCATTCAGCAACTGCGCGTAGTTCGTCAAAGTTTTAACATCAACGTCTTCAGCACCAGTGGCTACACTAGCAGCATTGAGGTTGACGTCTGCATCACCGCCAGTAGGGGCTTCCAGGCAAGTCATCGATCCAGACAGAAGATAGCCGCAATCAGCCACGATAATCTGGCCAATGTGCGCGTTCGCTGCACCGTCATCACCGATAATGTCATCAGCCGTAGCTGAACTCACGATACCCTGAATATCCACGTCGATAGTAGTGTAGATATTATTGCCAACCTTGGTAATCGTGGACGAATATGACGCGAGTCCTGCCATACCACTACCTTCTTCAGTGGTGAGCGCAGCCGTACCAGCAAAACCGCCGGAAGTTATAACTTCACCAGAGAACGTGTTCGTACCCGTCCAGATGTTGTCTTTGTCCAGAATATTTGCGTAACGGGGGGAATACCTGTTTTTGCTGACCATTTCTACTTCTCCTTCTAAGGATTTAGGCTCCTAGGCGCTCATATGACCACCACCAATGTTGTGGCCGACGTACTTCTCTAAATCTTCCTTCCAGGACTTTATCTTGCGAGCTACAGGAGCGCGGCGAGGCTTTTTCCCAGTAGCCAAACGGACAGCCCAGGACATGGCGTCTACAATATCATCATTCCGGCCTGCTGGGAATCTCTGAAGTTCCCGTGTTGCATCTTTATTCCATGGCTTGCCTTCGATGAACCAAAAACGACCGTGTTCCATACGTCCTTCCAGAGCGGAAGAACGAGATTTCTTGTCCGAAATGGCAGTGAGCACCTCTATGGATATGTAGGCTTTCTCTTCTTTCATACGCTGCTTGAGCGTCGACTTAATTGCCTTCCATATCTGCCCGTCTTCTACATTAAGCTGCAGGGTACTACCAGAAATGTCGCTCCAACGTTTAATCATGGAAATAAACTCGTCGGTAATACGCTCTGTACCGGCCTGAAACCTGACCATATCGACAAAATAGAGGTTGTCGTTCTCATCCTGCATGAGACAGACGCCAACCGTGTAATCCGCCCGTTGTTTCTCGGAAATCGCGAAATCCCACGCGATGTAGTAGCGTTTATGCTCGCGCGGCGGCATGGCCGGCGCATATTTAAACATTTCGGTGGTAAAACAAAGGCCTTCTTCCGGAACCGGGTCCTGCTGATACAAGGCTGACCAGACCCGTGGCGGCATACCCGAAGTTCGTACCCGTTCAAGAAACTCCAGCGGATAGCGCGCAGCGTGAAGAGCCTCGCCCGGCGCGCGCAGCAGCTCGAACTCGGACGCCTCGGGCGTATCCGTGTAGCGCATCTCCAGTGTCTGGGGATGACGGTACTCAAATTTCGTAGAAATAGCAGGATAACGTATGACTTCGAAAACTTCGGCGTCCGGGTCGTTCGCCATCTTGCTCAAAATCCGCCCAGCGAGGTCATCATCGTGCCACATGGTCTCGATAATAAGGATGCCACCGCCTGGAGCGAGCCGTGTGTACGCCGTGGAGAAATACCAGTCCTCCAACTTCTCACGAATGTCGAAATTATCGGCCTCTTCCATATTTTTCAGTGGATCGTCGACAATAAGTACATGCGCGCCCTTGCCAGTGATACCACCACCACGACCGGCAGCCGTAAAACCGCCTCTTTTCGTCGTTAGCCAGGCTTCGACACCCTGAGATTTCATATCTAATTCTGTATCAGGGAAAATCTTATGATAGTCCTCAGATTGCAGAATATCGCGCACTCTGCGCGAGAATCGAGTTGGAAGGTCCAGGTTGTATCCTACATTGATAATTTCGTGGTCCGGACGCTTGCCGAGATGAAAAGCAGGGTAATCCTGGCTGGCAATGATGCTTTTTCCGTGCCGTGGCGGCATCAGGAGCATAAGTCGCGGAGATTTCTCTGCAATAACAGCGTCACAAAAGCGTTCCAGCCTCGCGCAGATATCCCGATGCACCCAGCCAGCTTTATAACTCGGACCTTCCATCTCGACTGTAAAAGCCATGAGATCCCGCGCAAGATATTCTCTGTACGCGAGTTCCTGGCGAGCGAGTGCGACTTTGCTCAGCATTTATTGCGCTGTCAGCGTGATCATACCTGCGTCAATCTTGCCTTGCCACGTTGCGCCATCCATTATCGCCGTAGCGGTTGAATTGTAGCAATTTACATCTGTGGAGGAGGTAGTAATCGCTCCGCACGTTGAGTAATACGGCTGGTATCCCGGATACCCCGGAGTACCCCAATACCAGCGGTCACGGAAAACTATTTCCTTGCCACCGAATGTATCGTTAAGAACTTCGCTGAGTTCCTTGGCCTGCTTCATGGTGAGTTCGATTTTCTTGCCATCGATCTCGATACATAACTTGGAAATTTTAACTTGCTTGCTCATCTATAATGTCCTCATCTATAACATACATCTCTGGTACTGGATCATCCTCATCCTGCTGAGCTGCAATATCGAGTAATTGCTCGCGGGTGAGTGTCTTAA